AGATATAAATCTACCAAGGTCTGAGTTTGCGAGGACTGTTCCTGTTGCAAGTCCATCAACACCTGCTAATAGTGAGTTGAACTCTATGCCTGCGGCTCCTGATGCTATGGAGAGTGAGCGAGTGAGTTCTATCATATCAGATGTTGATGCACCAGCATTGCTCATGCTTACATACATCGCTTTATATATTTGATTTGTTTGATTTAGAGTGTGTGGAGTTTGAGCATTTATGGCTTGAAGCTTCTCTAAAGTGTCTGTTGCTTCAATGTTTGCTTTTGCATATCGCTCCATCACTGGTATGGTCTTATCTTGAACTGCAACGGAGAGTGATGTAAGTCCAGCTTTTGCATTTTCAAGTGCAGAGTTATACTCAAACCCATCGGCTAAGAGTTTTTGAGCTGCGCTTACACCAAGATATGCACCTGCAAGAGTTTTTAAAGTGGCTTTCATCTGATCTACACTTTTTGAGACAGATTTCTCAGCTCTATCCATTCCTGAAACAAGCTTTGCTGTATCTGCTTTAACATCAATAATAACAGTTCCTACTTTTGTACTCATTTCCCATCTCCAAATGCACTTATAAGAGCTGACTTGATATCTTCGCTTGACATCTTCATCGCTCTTGTTTTTTCTTTAGAATAATCTTCATCACTCAACGATAAAACTTTGCCTATGTTTGAGATGAGTCTTATGTGGTTTTTCACATTTAACCCAGCCCATCTAAGCTGATCTTTCATTGAGTTGTAAAAGAAACCAACTCTACCCATGCCGCCGTATGCATACTCACATCTTGAAGAAACATTTGCTATATATGTTTCCCATAGCTCTAAGTCTTTACACTTAGAGTTTTTTAAACACTCTGCTACTCTCCAGATTGCTTTTTTTCAAGCTCAAACTTCTCTTTGTCTAAGATTGAGAGTATGTTTGCATACCCTTTAATCTCTGCAATTTCTTGAAGCTTGTCAAAACCTTTACCACTGACAAGAGTGTTAAATCTTGTCTTTGCAAGTTCCTCTGCAAAAGTGTCTTGATCTTCTCCACCAATAGACTCTAACTCCTCAACCAAAGTAGCGATGTCATCATCAAGCTTTTCAACTTCATCAAGTGCTTTAATAGACTTCTCATACTCTTCATTGAGTTCGTAAAGTTCTGCTCTTTTAGAAAGTGACTCTTGTTTTTTCCCTATCTTTTGCATCTTTTTGATGATTTTAGAGAACTTCTTTTTGAGTTCTTTGTTTTGAGCAATCTCCGCTTGAGTGTACTCTCTGTAATAGACAGAGAGTCTCTCTTTGATTTTGTCTGACTCTTGTACTTCGATGTCGATTTTATAATCTAATTGGATCTTCATGTTATGCCGCCGCTGTAACTTCTGGTGCACCATTTAAAGCAACTGTGAAAGATGCAAGCACATCGCCATCTGTTTCCTGGTTGATTTCAAAATCGCTGATAACAGCTCCGTTCCATGTGAAAGTAGTTCCATTTGTACCAGCTGTATCTGACAACTCAATAGCAAAAGGGATAGTCGTTCCAGCCTTAAAAGCAGCTTCTAACTCACCAGCTCCTGCTGCATCACTTGGGTTATAAAGCACACTTACTGCCACTGGGTCTGTTTTGATGTTACCAATTGCCTGAACGATTACACCAGTGTTGATAGCCTCATACTCTTTGATGGCTCTTTTTTGTTTAATGCTCCCAAGAGATTGTAAATCTCCAGCATCTTTTGAATTTACTAGCACTTTGTGCCCTGAAGTTTTGATACCCATGGTTATGTCCTTTTTATTTTAAAGTCTATCAGCTCTCTGTGGAGCTTTATCTCATCTTCATAAAGGTCTTGAGCGGAAATACTTCCTCCCTTTAATCCAATCACCTTCGCTACGACTGCATCTTTTAAAGTCTTAGCTTCACTGTAACTCTTAGAGTAAATGTCTACCTGAAAGCGAACATCACGACTCGAAAAGTTTCCATTTGTCGTTTGATTTACACCATCAAAAACAACCTGATAAGTGATGCAAGGGTAAGTTGCATCTTCTGGCATCATAAGTGGATAAACTTTAGACACAACATCTTTAAGTGCTACAACTAAATCTTTTTCAATCATAACTTCGCCAACTCTTTGTCAAGTCTTTTTCTCATGTACACTCTTGCAAGTCTTATGGCTTCTGGGCCCATATGTTCATATGCTGGTCTTAAGTATGGTTTTGCACTTCTTTTTGAAGTTCCAAACTCTACATATCCTCCATAGTTATCAAAAGTTGTGTATTTAAATCCAGTTGATTTGCTCACTTTTCTTTTGTTAGTTTTACCAGCTCTAATCAAACCTTTCACTAAAAGATCTTTTCTAGGACTTACTGTAAAACCAACTAATGTTTTTACTCTCATCTTTCGCTTTGTTACACCGATAGATTTTCGTAAAACTCCAAGATCTTTAGGAACATATTTCTTTGCATCTTTTGAAATTCCAGATGCACCAGCACGAACAGCACCAACAACTACATTCTTTTGTATTCTAGATGGGAGCAGTTCAAGCTTCTTAAGTAAGTCATCCATACCTTGCACTTGAACATCAACCATCTAAACAACCTCTGTACAGATGAGTTGTAGAGTTTTATTTGCTTCTCGAATGTTTAAAACACTCTCGATGCTAAACTCTCTTCCACCACTAAGCACAACTTTCATACTTGGTGAAACACCATCTATATATCTGATCTCTATCTTATGAGTCACTTCGTTATGAGTTCCAGCTTTGTAAAACTCTTTAGCACTCAAAGGAGTGATAGAAGCATAAGCAGGAACAAACTCATTCCAAGACTTCTCAACTTCTCCAAAATCATTCTCAGTTTGTGAAAAAGCTTGAATGCTCACTTTGTGTTTTAGGTTTCCTGCTCTCATAATCTACCAACTTTGTATTTTGATATAAGATAATGGTTATAGTCACTTTCTATAAGATATGGTGTAGCACCTACAACTATTTCATCTCTATTTTCATAAAGTGTTGATAGTCTCAATAACATCCACTGCTTTATAGGAGCTGGTACTTTTTCGTACCCACTTCTAAATGTGATTTTTACACTGTTTTTTACTGCAGAAACACTGGGATAAGACACATTTAGTTTTCTGTATATATTTCCAGGTTCACTCAATATATCTACATCATAGAATGATGGTTCAAGAAGTGAAAATGATTCACTCCCTTCTGCAATGTATTCTACTTTTTCCACAGATTTAACAGGTGACTTAGCTAACTCAATAGACTCGCTTAGCCCATCAACATATAATTCCCATGTAGCTTCTACTAGCTGTCTTGATGTTATCTCCTCAGCTTGTTCTGTAGCAACTTCTATGATTGAAGTTATAGTGTCATCATCATCAGTACCTAAGATACGAAGATGTGCTTTAGCCTCATCAACAGTTATAGGAAATGTTGCTGGAGGAGTTATGAGTTTTAAGTTCATCTAGTTGTGTTCCTCATTTATATCTCCAAGTGGAGAACCTTGCATTTTTTCATCTACAAAAGCAGCTATCTCTTCATCACTTAAAATGATCCCTTCAATCTCTGCAACTTTAAGAGCAACACGAGTGTAAAGTTCTCGAAGTTCCAGCTCAAGTGCCTCTTTTTTTACAATAGCATTTGCTTGTGCTTGTACTTTTTGTTCTTCTTCAAGTATAGAATCAAACTTTTTCTTTGCTGCTTCAAACTGTTTTTTATTTGTAGCCTCTGCTTGATTTGATTCTATCAAAGAGATTGCTTCTCCTACTGGAAGGATTAATGACTCTCCTGGAGAGTGTGATCCATCTGGACCACTTCTTCCAACAAGCAACTTAATTTTTAATGTGCTCATAATTTAGCCTTTTACACTGCCATTTGTAAGTAATTGATAGCTTCAGGAACAACAAGTTTTCCATCAACACGCTTGTCGATTCTAAATCCAACATGGCCAGTATCACCATATTTTTCATCAAAACGTTTCATCTCCATCACTTTTCTATCTTTAATAAAGTAGTATGAGAAGTCACCAAATACGATAGGCTTAGTAGCTGAACCAATATCCGGCATATTTTTGTTGATAACAATAGGACGACCAAGTAGAGTTTTTGGCTCACCAGCTAGACCTTTGTTGATGATGTAGTCACCATTTCCATCTTTGAGTTTCATAAGTGCTAGAACAGTGTTACGGTTCATCATAAAAGTACCATTTGCAGCATAATCCTCATCTAAAGATCCCCATAGATTAATAATTTCATCTGAAGTAATAGCTGCATTTGATGCTGCAGTTGTACCAAGAGTTGCATCTACTAAAAAGCCTGTTGGTTTTCCAACACCATCGCCACTAACAAATGCTGCTTCTTCTGCTTTTGTAGTTGATTTTGCAAATTTCATTGCAATATAATTCTCAACAGAAGTAAATCCATCACGAAGCATCTCATCTGTAGCTAAGATGATACGACCAGTTTTATGAGCTTTCATAATAACTTGTGAAATGCTTGGATCACTTACAGGATAAGTTCCACCTTCATCAATCCAACCATTTGCACCATCAATACCTTCTACTGGTATGTTTGTAGTTGCAGCTGATAAGCTAACAGTAGCAAGAGTACGAATATAAGATTTTTCAGTAAGTTTTTCAACGATTGTAGTTTGAAATTCTTCTGGAACAAGGTAACCACCTTCAGAACCAACACCAGAGTTTAAAGTGCGAGTTTGAACATCTGTCAGAGGTTGTCTCATTTGAGCAGCCCAAAATGCAGAACGGTATGATGCTCCATCTTCTTCTTTATCTGCAACAACAACACCTTCAACCAGTGGAGCTCTTTGAGTTTGAGCTAGAAATGTAGCTCTCTCTCCATCTTTTTTCATACGTTTTTCTGTTTTCTCAATGTCTGCACGAGTTGCATCAAAGTCTGCTTCAAGAGTGTCATAATCAGCACTTAATGTTTCATCAAGACCCTCTGGGTTTTCATTTAGCATTGTTGTCATGCGAGATTGTAGTGATGCTAAGTGAGCACGGAGTTTTTCTAATCTGTTCATTATACTTCCTTTAATTTTAAGTTAAATTTTCTACGAAGAACATCTGTATTTCGTAGTTTTTCAGCTTGTTTTTGAGCTGAATGAGAACGACCCATTGTCGCACCTTTGTCAAAACCTTTCCATACTGCAGATAGTTCCACTAAAGTGTAATCTGTTACAAGTACATGGTCTGGTTCATCTTTCTTGCTAGTAACAACGATGTCATTTACGTAGTAACCAACACTCACATCTGTTAAGATTCTGTCCTGGTACTTCGTAAAAACTTTTGAAGCATCTTCATCTGTTCCAAAAAAAACATCTGCTTTTATTTCAGAGCCATCAACCCTTGCATTTTCTATACGACCTATGGCGGTATCGACTGCTTGATTGTGGTCTTTGAAAAATGTTTGAAGCTCATCAAGGCGAGCACCATTTGGGTCAAGTTCTTCAATATAAACTTCATCATTCCACCAGTCATATCTTTCCCCTGCATTGTCATTACTTACCAAAATAAATGGTATAGAGCGATTTTCTACATCAATAACACTTTCATTTTCTCTTTGTGTACCAGAGCTTACACGGCGAACCATCCGACCACATGATCTGTTAGTCTTACCAACTTCATTCATGCGAGCTATAATTTGCTCTTTTGTTCTTACCTTTTTAGGCATTGTTATCACCTTCCTTTCCAAAGTTTAAAGGGACTATCATCTCATCAAGACCATCTTTTGGGTTTAGATCTTCAAGTTCACGAGCTTCATTTCTACTCATCCAACACCCTTTTGTAATAGCACTCTCATATGCTGAGTATCGACTTGTTATGTCTCCTCGAAGAAGAGCACCGAGTGAGAATTTCATGTAGTGAGTCTTTTTCTCTTCTTTTGTGAGTAATTTTCTTTTGAGCTCTTTTTCTATACGAACAGCCCAAGGATGTACGGCATCTGTTACAAATTTAATTGACTGGTGTTCGATGTTTGAGAATGTGGCTTTATCGAGTTCATTTATCATATGAAGAGGAACTCTGTAGATAGATGCTATCTCTGCTTTTGTGAATTTTCTTGATTCTATGTACTGGCCATCTTTGTTTGAAATAGTAATGGGTTTAAAGTCAAAACCATCTTCTAAAATAAGTGGCTTTCCTGCATTCATAAGACCTGTATATGCTTCTTTGAAACTATCTTTAAATCTTTCAAATGCTTTGTCACTCATAGATGTAACACCTTTACCACTTACAACACCAGATGGTGTAGCACCATTTTTAAAGAGTGTTGAACCAAATGTTTCCATAGCCATGGAAAAACCTATGGTATGTCTGTTGTATGAAACAGGAGATAGTCCTATAATACCATCAAGTGTTATTCCTTTAAAATGTAATACTTCATTAGATTCCAGTGGAACTTCACCCATAGTTGTGTGTCTATATATATAAGCAAGTTTTCCACTTTCAAGACGAACAATCTGCATAAGTTCATTTTTGAGAGGTCTTATTTCTACTATTTTCCCGGCATTGTTTTTTACTATTTGAGAGTAGTGGTTTCCACGAAGTAATAGTTCGAGCATGACAAGTTGCCAGTAATCAACTGATGTCATATCTTCATTTGGTTCATCAAGTAGGAGATCATATAAAGGGTGTGTTTTTGCTTTTAGCTTTGTTGTTTTCGCCGGCGAAATTTTAGACTCATAAAGAAAAAGAGGAACTGTAGAAATTGTTTCACTTAATATATTGACACAAGCATAGACAGATGTGTGTTGTAGTGCATTAGAAGCATTAACACTTACACCAGCTTTAGAAGTTTGTGAGAACATAGAACTAATCCACTCAGTTGGAGATGATAGAGTAGAACTATCTCGAGCCATCATACGAGAAACTAAACTCATGCTGTCTCACTTTTATCTTGTTTGTTTATAGGTTCTTCACGAAGAGCTTGTAAGAACATAATAAATATGGAAAAAGTATGTATAAAAAGAGCTGCAGAGTAAGCATAGTTTGCCATATGTGGAAAACTAAGTGCAACACCATAAGAGAGTGCTGCTAAGAGTGCTGCTAAAAAAATATAGAGTGCTAATATGTATTTAAATATTTCCATAAGAGAAATCTACAACAAAAAAACAGCAATATTGAAAAAGCTTGCGAATATGCAATGTTCTTTGCTTTAAATATTTACTTAAGAAATGAAAGTTA